CCGAGCCCGAGCCGTCCGCAGAGTCACCGCTTAATCCTTCGGTCCTTTGACCATGGCCCTGCATACCGAACTGCCCATCCATCGCACCGGCGTCAGGCTGCTCAGCCTTGCCGTCAAGGTGCAGGAGCAGATGCCCCGCAGCGTCAAGCGCATCCTGGGCGAGAAGATCGTCCAGCACTGCGTCGACATGCTCGATCTGATGGCGCTGGCCAACGCCACCGGCCGCGACGTGCGCGCGGGCTACATCCGCGATCTGCTCGCGCGCCAGCGCGCCCTGGAGGTGCTGCTGCGGGTGAGCTTCGACAGCCGCTACGTGTCGCCCAAGCTTTGGGCCGAATCGGTGGAGCTGCTGGGCAGCATCGGCAAGCAGGGTGGCGGCTGGCTCAAGTCCGCCGCCTCGAACAAGGCGCCTGCAGCATGACGGTCAAGGCCCTCATGCCCGTGCGCAAGGTGAATCTGGTCGTGCCGCTGGCCCACGAGGCCACCGCCATGCGCACCACGGACACCGCTGCCATTGCGCAGGCCAGGTCCGGCGCAGTCCCTCAGCTGATCGGCCCAGGCCTTCGGATGAGCGACGTAGATTGCACGACAGTGGCTCGTACGCCTGGAACCAGAACTTCAACAACGGCAACCAGAACAACAACCACAAGAGCTATGAGGGCCGAGCCCGAGCCGTCCGCAGATCCCCACTTGTTCGAGGCCATGGTGCAGGCCTACCTCGACTGCCGCCGCACCAAGCGCAACAGCGCCAGCGCACTGGCCTTCGAAGCCATGCTGGAGCGCAACCTCTTCGAGCTGCACGACGAGCTGGCCAGCGGCGCCTATGCGCCGGGCCGCTCGATCTGCTTCGTGGTCACGCGCCCACGGCCGCGCGAGGTGTGGGCCGCGCAGTTCCGCGACCGCATCGTGCACCACCTGCTCTACAACCAGATCGCGCCGCGCTTCCATGCCGGCTTCACGGCCGACAGCTGCGCCTGCATCCCCGGCCGCGGCACCCTCTACGCCGTGCGCCGCGTAGCCGCCAAGGTGCGCAGCCTCACCCGCAACTGGCGCGCCCCGGCGCACTACCTCAAGTGCGACCTGGCCAACTTCTTCGTCAGCATCGACAAGCACGTGCTGCTGGCCCAGCTGGCGCGCCGCATCACCGAGCCCTGGTGGCTGCGCCTGGCCACCACGATCCTGATGCACGATCCACGCGGCGACGTGGAGGTGCGCGGCCGGCCCGATGAGCTGCGTTTGGTGCCGCCGCACAAGAGCCTGTTCAACGCGCCCCAGGGCCACGGCCTGCCCATCGGCAACCTCAGCAGCCAGTTCTTCGCCAACGTGCTGCTGGATGCCATGGACCAGCGCGTCAAGCACCGCCTGCGCGCGCCGCACTACGTGCGCTACGTCGATGACTTCGTGCTGGTCCATCCGTCGACGGACTGGCTCAACAGCGTGCTGGCCGATCTGCAGCACTACCTGCCTGAGCAGCTGCACCTGCAGCTGAATCTGCGCAAGACCATCCTGCAGCCGGTCGACCGCGGAATCGACTTCGTTGGCCAGATCATCAAGCCCTGGCGCCGGCACACGCGGCGCCGCACGGTGCAGGCCGCGCTGCATCGCGTGGCCGCCGCGCCCCTCGCCGATCTGCACGCATCGGCCAACAGCTACTTCGGCCTGCTGCGCCGGGCCACCGCCAATCACCAAGATCGCGCCAAGCTGGCCAATGCCGTGCGCCAACGCGGCAAAGCTGTCAGCGCCGACCTCACCAAGACTTACAGGAGCTACCCATGAAGCGCTGCCGCCCCACCCGCGACGAACTGCTCGCCCGTATGCCGCGCGCCTTCCGCCCGCGATTGACCCGCGACCAAGTCAACGAACTGGGCATCTGCCACCACGAGAACCACGACGCGATCGTCAGCGGCAGCGCCGACTGGGATGTGATGTGGAACTACGTCGGCAGCGTGCTGACCTGGTGGCGCGTGAGCCGCGATCTGCAGGCCGGCCTGGAAGAGATGGATGTCCAGCTGCAGGTGGCCACGCGCCTGGTCGAGCGTTACGGCCGGCACGGCGTGGTGCGTTTCGACGGCCCCGACCTGCAGCTGGCCCGCCTGGGCGTGGGCTACATGGATGACCTGGCCGAGCTGGTCGACAAGCCCACCGCCATGGCCGCCGCAGCGTGGTCTCAAGCCGAAGTCAACCGCCTGGCCGCCGGCGCCCAGGCCCTGGAGAAAGCAGCAGCATGATCGGCACCCAACCCACCGGCGCCATCGGCGGCGTCGAGATCTCGGCTGTAGCCACCGAAGGCCTGACGGTCACCGTCGACGGCCGCCCCGGCCGCCTGGCCATCGTCGACGCTGACGGCAACGTGGTGAGCGCCGGCGACATGGTGGCTCGCGAGGCGCTGGCCGTCGCCGTCAACTGCTACCGCAACCTGCTGCAGGGCCAGGGGCATCTGCGGGCGCGGTCGGCGCAGATCGGGGAGGCATCTCCGTGACGTGGCCAACGAAGTTCAGCCCTTTGCAGCGCCGCGCGATCGGTCTGCTGGCATTGACGTCAGATGTTGCTATGACCCTGCTGGCGCGCGAATACCAGTGCAGCACCAGTACAGTGTTTGCCTGTGCAAAAGAGGCCGCGCAGTCCTTCCCTGGATGGACCCCAAAAGGGTGCATCGAGAGTCATGCTGCTGGCAGCATTCAGGGACTAAGGCGCTACTTCCGAGATCTACAGCGCATCTATCTACGAAGCCAGCTGCCGTTCGATGAGGCCAGCGTTCCCGGAGCGATGCGGCTGCGCCACTGCACCGCGCACTTCAGATATTGGGGCGATGTTCCTGAGTTGCTTTTCGAGCATGGCTGCGACAGTGGCGCTGCGTTTGTCAGAGGGCTGCATGAGTTAGATGGGCTCGCAGACCGACTCGACTCATTCCGCAACCGCGCCAGACACCTCGGGGCCAATTGAGCGCGACATTGCCACATCCAGACGCCTGCACAGCCCGCCACTCGGCGGGCTGTTTCGTCTCTGTGACTAGAATCCGCGCCGCTGGTCCGGCTTGTCCGGGCCGCAATCGCTAGGGGTGCTGTCCGCAAGGGTGGCTGAGAGAGTCCCTTTGAACCGGCCGGCGCTGGATCGTGAGATCGGGCGACGGGCTTCGCTGGATTTATCCAGCATGCACGAGGTAAGCCCCGTGCGCGCTGGATAAACTCCGCGCCCATGCAGCCGGCAGCCCCTCGCGTCTACTCCTACATCCGCTTTTCCGACGCACGCCAAGCGTCAGGCGCCAGCGCCGAGCGTCAGGCCGCCTACGCCGCCACCTGGGCGCGCGACAACGGCATGGTGCTGGATGAGCAGCTGACGCTGCGCGATGAGGGCCTAAGCGCTTACCACCAACGCCACGTCACAAAGGGCGCCCTGGGCGTCTTCCTTGCTGCTGTAGAGGCCGACCTGGTGCCGATCGGCAGTGTGCTGATAGTCGAGGGGCTGGACCGTCTGAGCCGCGCCGAACCGCTTCAGGCGCAGGGGCAGCTGGCTGCTATCGTCAATGCTGGGATCACCGTCGTCACCGTTGCGACCAACAAGGTCTACAGCCGTGAGTCCTTACGAGCAAATCCCTTCGATTTGGTCCAGAGCCTGGTGGAGATGATCCGCGCGAATGAGGAGAGCGCGACGAAGAGCCGCCGCGTCTCCGATGCAATTCGGCGCCAGATCCAGGGGTGGCAAGCGGGCACATACCGCGGGCTGATCCGGTACGGTCAGACGCCCGGCTGGCTGCGGGTGGTCGACGGCCGCTGGCAGCTGATCGAAGAGCGCGCCGCGGCGCTACGCGTGGCCGTGGAGCGCTGCATGCAGGGCGCCGGCACCGTGCGCATCACGCGCGAGCTGTACGAAGCCGGACTGGCCACCAGCGAAAGCATCCCTACATCGGGCCACCTGGCACGCACGCTGGCCCATCCCGGCATCAAAGGCGATAAGCACCTACGGTTCGAGGGCGAGACGCACGTACTGTCCGGCTACTACCCGGCCGTGATTGAGCCAGCAGCTTGGGACGCGCTGCAGGAGATGCTGGCCAGCCGCGCGCGGCGCACGGCCAAGAGCGGCGAGATCCCGAGCGTGCTGACCGGCATGGGCATCACCCGCTGCGGCTACTGTGGCCAGGCGCTCAAGGCGCAGACCATGACGGCCCATCGGCGCGAGGACGGCTGGCTGCCGGATGGCCAGCGCCGGCTGCAATGCGTGGCGGTCAACGCCGGATCTCGGTGCAGCGTGCCGGGATCGTGCTCGGCCGCGCCGATCGAGCGCGCGATCGTGCGCTGGTGCAGCGACATGCTCAATCTGCAGCGCCTGCACCCCAGCGATGCCACCGCCCTGCCCCGCGCCGAGCTGGCCAGCGCACAGGCGCGCCTGGCCGACGTCGACGCGCGGCTGGCGCGGATCACCGATGCCCTGGAAGCCGACGACGGCGCCCCGCCCGCCACGATCTTGCGCCGGGCACGCGAGCTGGAAGCCGAGCGCGGCGGCCTGCAGGGCGCGGTGCAGGAAGCTGAGCGCGCACTGGCTGCAGCGGCACGGGCCGACAGCGCAAGTGCGGATGAGCGCTGGCGCGCAGTGGCCGCTGGCGTGCAGTCGCTGGACTACGACGCGCGAATGCAGGCCAGGCAGCTGGTGGCTGACACCTTCGAGTCGGTCGTGGTCTACCGCCGCGGCCTGGATCCGGTGCAGACGCCTGCAGGTGTGATCGACCTGGTGCTGACGGCCAGGGGCGGCGTCTCCCGCCTGCTGCGGGTCACCAAGGACGGCGAGTTGCTGGCTGACGATCAGATCCAGGTGTAGGGGCTGCGTGGCGAAAGAACGCCCCGGGCCGTGCGGCGCCGGGGCGTGAACCGTTGGAACGGATGGGCTCAGGGAGGGCGGCCCGAGAGGATGCTACCTGACCTGGTCAGCGATGCCGGGCCCGCGATCGGGCGGGATGCGGTCAGCGGCCTGGATCAGCATCTGAGCCAGATCCATCGCCTGGGCTCGCGTGAGCTGAAGCGCCCCTGCCCTGCCCGGCTCCTGCACGATCAGGCTGGCCATGGCCGCGCCCTCGCTCACCGCGACGACGACACGCCCGCCGTGGGCGCCGATTACGCCGACGCCGACATGGGGCACGGTGGCCACGGGCTCAAGCTCGGTCACTGTGCGCGCCCAGTCACGGCGTCAAAGGCACGCTCGCAGGCCGCGCCGGCTGCGTGGGCGGCATCAAGCGCTGCTGCCAGCTCTGCAGCTCGGCCTGCAGCGCCGCCGAGCACGTCGGCGAGCACCAGGCCGGCACCTCCGGCTGGCGCGCTTCCGGCGGCAGGGCCGGCATCTGCGGCAGCACCGGCTGCGGTGGCCGTGTCGCGCAGCCGGTCGAGAGCGCCGCGAGCGGCAGCAGCATCAGCACGAGCGCGCGCCAGCTGGGTGTGCGTGTCATTGGCGATGGTCTCCAGTCTGCGCCCGGCCATGCGCTCGGCCGGGCCGGGCAGCGCCTCGATCTCGGTGCGCACCGGGTTGCCGGTGACCACGCCGCGCGGCACCGCGCGCGCCGCCTCGCCGTCGAAGCCGAAGGCCAGCCGGTCGGCCAGCCGGCTGAGCGCGCGGTTGGACAGCAGCAGGCCGGCGTCGGCGTTGACCAGCACCAGCGGCCGGCCGGTGAGCCGCGCCATCACCCCGCCGGGAAAGCACACGTAGCCTCCCATGCCGAGCACGGCGTCGGCGCCGCGCCGCGCCAGGATGCGCCGGCACGCCAGCAGCGCGCGCACCATCTGCACCGCGCCGCGCACCGCCCCGGCCGCACCCTTGCCGCGCAGGCCGGCGAAGGC